GATATACCTAGAACAACTTAGAGGGCTGTTCTAGGCGATTGTGAGTGGACTAAATTAGACCACTACATAAATTTTTTGGATATAAGGGCAATCTTGCTTAGATTCTAAACAAGTTACATTGCCTGCATAATCAGCACTCCAACCTTCAGCTTGTGAAATGTCGTAAATGTGAACACAAAATTTATGCTCTTTTGGAATTTTAAAAAGGTGTTTCCAATCACGCTTAAAACCTTTAGCTGCTCTATGAGCCATGACATAAATGTCATCTGAACCTTGATACCAAGAAGAGCCACCACCGCTTGTAAAAATAATTGCAAGCCTAGTTGCTTTTTCTGTTTTCGATAAAGTTTTAGTCATAAAAAGATAGTAAAAACTACACTTTTAATATAGCTGATACTGATACAGTATGGATACTATGTAACAATTCTTTACATTAGAATAATAATCCTTGTGTATTTGGGTTATAACTAGAATCATATCGTTTGTTATCGCCTTTGGGATAAGGCTCTACTGTGTAAGTTAACGAGTCTCTCATCTCTTGTTTTTGTTTGCGAGTGCCTAAGAAATAAAAATATCTATGCTTTCTCGGTCTTTCTTTTCGATACAGCAAGTCCCCATACTTTTCTTTTAATAGTTGGTGTTTGTTAATGTTTTTATCTTTGTCATATCGACCTACCGAGTCCTCAATAGAGCTATGGTGCATATGCTCAAGCCCTTTAACAGCATAGTCTGTGAACTTAGAGCTTAATCCTGTATAAATCCAATTTGTTGCTTGATAGATATAGCCATGATGATGATAAGAGCTATCAGCATAGCTGACTACAACGTGTGGTTTTGGTAGTAGCATTAATGACTGTGATACAAAAAAACTTAGCGTGTTTTTTTCTAAATTATCATTAACAACTAAACGATTTAATTCTAAAAAAGTGTCTGTAAATTTACCGCCTAAAGCTCCTTGAACTAAGGTTTGACTCATAGGTTTCGCAAAGCTACAAACACCTTTTAAGAATTTATCACGATCATATAAGCCAAAGCTGTAGGAAATATTAGGGATTCTTTTCGCATAATGTTTATGCAAAAACCACTCATAAGTCTGTGAACTTTCTATAGGTCGAACATGATAGATTTGCGTTACACTCATTCTCTTAAGGGATTTTCCATTTTAAGAATTGGGATAGAATCGTCAGTTACCAATATGTAATCAACAAAAGCATCTCCATCATTTTCTTGAAAAAACTCAATGTGATCTTCTGCTGTCCACTTCTCGGTGTTGTCCTCTTCGTCAGTAAATTTATAGACGTGGTGCATATAAAATCTATGCTTTAAATCTGACTCCGTAAGTTTTTGATCTGAATAAACAATAAGGTGTGTTGCCCAACTCTCAGCACTATTATATTTGTGCTGACCTACTACTAAATAATTCATTTTGCTACCTCCTCTGCACAGCAAGGGCAGTCTGGCGGTGTGATGACCTCGCCTTTTATCATTGCTACAAGAAATAAAATTGCTATTTCTGATGCTGGCGATTCATTATTCATCATTAATGAGACACTATGATCTAGAAACTCTACTCTGTCATTATGAACAATAGCTGTTGTTTCTATACTGTCTTCTTCCTCGTAAGGAATTTGTGTGAATAAGAAACCAAACTCTCCTGTTTCTTTGCTTACACCTGTCATAGGGTGATAGTCTGCAAAGTCTAAGCCTGCTGCATCAAGTCCTACTGTTAGATGATCTACAAAAATTTGTATGTTTGTTGGTAATTTTTTGTTTGGCATTTTAATACTCCTCTGGAAATAAAATAACTGTGTTGCAATAATCTTGCTCGGAAAACTGAGTCAAGTCCATGTCGTCTTTAGTAAGACCATAGCCTGATGTAATAATCCAAATAGTTTTATTGTCTTGCAATTTATAAACAGAATGAAGTCTGCCACCATTGCTATTTCTGACTACCTGATTGTTAGTCTCTGCGTCTTCTGGTGCTAGATCACCCCAATCTCCGTTAGCGTGTAGCATAACTTTTGATCTGATGTCTAATTCTCTAGCGGAATTGAATAGTTGATACTCGTTGACTTTCTGAGAAAAAGCTAGTGTACCGAGTGATTTTCTTTTTGGCTTGACTGATGTTGTCATTGATAAAGATAAAGATAAAGTACATTCTTAATGTACAGGATAATTTAGTACTTGTCTAGTACTATGTTACAAAATCGTAACAATTAGTTATTGCTGGCTTCAAATAGCTCATCAATAGCTTTTTCTAATAGCTGACTTGCTAAAACACTATGTTGTATAGGGTCGGTCTTAACACCTCCATGCAAGTCCCAAGCCTTACCGCAAGTAGGGCAAGCCTTGTATTTGTAACCATTAGCGAGTGCTTTTAATTTAGTAAGCACAGATTCATTGATACGGCAATTTACTTGTTGCCTCTGATTGGTCATAGTTGATAAAAAATAAACTACTGTTATACTACTAGATACTTACTCAGTAGTCAAGCTACCAAGTCTTTTTCCACACATCTTTTATTGCTGTAGCCCAACTTGGTGCTATTGATGTTCGGCCTATTTCTTCTTGCAAGTCTTTATCTAAAACTTTGACCACGATTCCGTCAGTAGGATACTCGCTAAATATCAGCGAGTCTTGCCACTTCTGATGTAACTTCTTAACTTCAGATACAACATTAGTAGTTACTTTTATGTAGTCAGTAACTAAGAATCCCCACTTAACCAACTGTCTTAAATTAGTTATTTCTGTACCCTTACCATTAAATATTTGAAAAGCACAAAAAGACAAGCCCATACCTGATGGCTGTTTCTTGCGTAAGTGGCCTGCTGCGAGTCTTTGTGATCTGGCTGGAATAAGACCCTTGCCATATAACTCGCCTCTTATCTCAACTGTACCTTTTGCAAGAATATACTTTGGCAAGTCTTCTATCATTCTCATGCAATATGTTTTATCTACACCCTTGCGAGTCCATGCTTTAACTAATATGCCATCTACATATCTAAGAGCCATTGCACAACCATCTATCTTAGGCTCAACTATTACAGGTGTATTTTTTGGTAGATATGAATACCACTCTGCAAAAGGTAATGTGTTTAGTCCTGACAATACGCAACCCTCATCTACTTTCTTAAGTGCTGGGTGGTGAGGGCTTACAGCTATTAATGCTTTCTTGATCTCGTCAAAATGTTTATCAGATATTATTGCTCTGCCTGCTCTGTAGAGATCATTGTGATATAAAAATTCTTTTGCTAATTCGTTTGCGATTGACATAGTTAGATAAAGATAATGATACTATTATAGTATTATTTTCTTTTTCTGGCAAGTTTTTTTGTTTCAGATACCCAATATTTAAACAATCTTTTATCAGTAATTTCTCTTATCCTTTTAGTGAATGTTAACTTTCCTCGTTGCACAGGATATTTTCCAAAATAAAATAATGCTCTTGCTATAAACTTACCTTCTCTATCTGGCACTTCCCTGTAAATACCTGCTGGAAGCCCATGCTTGTCACTTTTCAATGCAAATACTCTTGCATCTTGAATTTTTGACCCTCTTCTGCCACTTTTATGTTTATTCTTAAGACCTTGTATTGTATTTCGATAGGTAAGTTTAGTAACCCGACCTCGTTTATTAGTTTTTATAAATCTATTATCAAATTCTGGATATGGATATTCACTTTTTTTCATTAAGTTTTGATTTTTTAAATACTGTGTAAATCCAGTATCGTAAGCTATTCCTGACCCACCACCTATTGTCGGATATAAATATTTTGACGCTGGATTACCTTGTTTTTTTAATGCTCTTTCGTCTTTAACTCCAACAAGTAATTCTGACCCCATCTGTATTCCATAAGTACTAGCAAGAGTAAAACTTACTGGACTTATAAATCTTCTAGACAAATTTCCTTTTTTATATGTTTTGGCAACTAATCCATTTTTACCTTTTAATTCTCTATTTAATCTAGTTAATGCTTTTTTACCTGCAAATTTTGCCTGCGATCTTTCATATACATTTAGCTGTTTTTTTATTCTTTCAAAATTATATGAAAATACTACCTGTGCCATTACGAGTCTTGTTTTTTGTATGTTAGCAAGTCTTAGGGTGTGAGACTAGGTGTTTATTAGGTGTCCATAGTGTCCTATGTGTGCCGACCTTCCCTATAGAGTTTCCTAAACCCCTATTTCTCCCCTATATACTCCCTATACTCCCCCTCTCCCTTACTTATTATACTTTATAGTAAAAGGTATAGACACTATAGACACAGCTTATATCGCAAGTCCTGACATTGTTTGCGGTGTCCATAGTGTGTACTAACCTCACACAGAGGTTAAGACACGTTCCGAGTCTCGAATGTAGACCCATTTGCGACAGCCCCTACTTCCTCTACGCTTTTTTTCGTAGCCTAGATTCTTTAAAATCGTTGCAACTTGCATCTGATCGTATCTAGTTTGTCTTTCGATTGGCTTTTCAATAGCTTCTGAAAGAACAAGCT